CATCGCAGCGCTGCCGTGGATTCGCGTTGTGATTTGGGCATTGGCCGGTGGGGTGGCGGCATGCGCAGCGATGGGGCTCTATGATCTAACCAAGAAGTTCAGACCAACACCATAGAATATCAGCCGTGAGGGGCGCACGGAATGACACCAGATCCGATCAACCTGACTACCATCATCCTGGCGCTATCTGGCATTGCGGCAGCCGTCGCCGCTGTCGTCGCTGCCGTCGTGGCGTGGCGGGCGGCCAGGGGCGACCGTGACGAGACGGCATCAGACATCAGAAAGACCGAAATCAACGGCCAGGCGGTTGTGATTGCGAACCTGCTAACGGAGGTCGGCAGGCTGAGTGCGCGGGTGACTCAGCTTGAGACAGACTACAACCTGCTGCGCCGCCAGTACGATCACGTGCTCGGCTGGGCAATGCCGCGGGGCTACGAGCCCCCGCCGCACTGGTAGCGGATGGCACGCACCCTCCGACGTGAGTGGTACGACGTACCGCGAAACGCGGATACGGTGTACCGCATCGTGCCCATTGGAGACGTTCACGTCGGCACAGCGGCATGTGATGAGAAGTTGCTGCAGCAGGTGGTGGCCCGTATCGAGGCCGACCCGATGTGCTACTGGATCGGCATGGGCGACTACTGCGAGTTCATTAACATTCACGACAAGCGCTTTGACCCGGGCGTCCTGGCGAAATGGATCGGCGTGGCCGACCTCGTGGATCTGGCAGAGGCCCAGCGCGACCACTTTCTGTCCATCGTCAAGCCGATCGCGGGCAAATGCCTGGGGCTGGTCGCCGGCAACCACGAGGGCACGATCCTTCGCAAGTTCGAGCGCGACATCTACCGCGAGATCGTGGTCACGCTCAAGGGGTGGGGTGGCTTCCCCAATGACCACGACCTGGCCTTCGGGGTGTACGGCTGGCTGCAGTTGTGCTTCTGCTTTGGTCCCGACAAGCACGCCGGCTCGACGGTGATTAAGGGGAATGTCCACCACGGCTTCACAGGCGGACGCCTCGGCGGGGCCAAGGCGCTGAACATGGAGCGGTGGTTGTGGACACATGATTGCGACTTTGCGCTCTTTGGTCACAGCCACAACGCTGACATCTACCGGCGTGCGGTGGAGTATGTGGATCGCTACGGGCACATTCGAACGCAGGAACGGCTCGGGGGCTACTGTGGCACGTTCATGCGCACCGTGAACGACGGCGGCCCACCGACGTACACCGAGTGGGCGGGCTACCTGCCGCAGCCGATAGGCGGTATTGAACTGGAGCTGCGGCCCGGGTTGCAGAAGGGCCAGCAGATGGTGAGGATGACGTTGTGACACGCACTTGCTGGTATCCAACCCGCTGGCGCAAGTTCTGGGCGGACATCGCAATCTGGTGCTTTGGCCACTATCTGACACCTCTTCTCTATGTCTTTGGGTGGCTGGCCAGTCACCCGAACCGCTGGTGTTGGCGAAAAGCGGAATAACTGGGGGTCTGAGACGGATGTCGCCCGGCAGGGGTTTAGGAGGGCGGGGCAGGCGAGCATTGCGACTGCGCGTTGGCCGGGCGACATCCGTTATGGAGGGTGAGATGATTGCAGCGTGGTTGTGCGGGCTGATGTTCGGGTGGCTGGGCTATCGCAGATGGCTGACAGCGCACAACCGGCGCGTTCTGAAAGCGACATTGCCGCCGAGCGATGACGAGTTCGACATGGAGGCGCGGGATGCCTTGGGCGATGAAGCGCTGGCGAACTTCGAGGGAAAGCTAGACGGCGACTTCGGCATCCTCAGTGATTATCTACCGGACTCTGGCCTTCGCGTGTGCTGGCCCCAAGAGGAATGGAAACGACACTTGTCACGTCCGTTCGCCTGCGCTATCGACAATGTTGCGTGTGGGCCGCCGCGAAACTGTCCGATGAATCCGCTCTATGGGCGGACCACATCTGGTGGCTAAAAGGCCTCTAAGGCATGTCGCGCACTAGCGTCATCATCACTCTCCTCCTTTGTAGGCGTGCGGGGCGGGGACGGGTGGACTCCTGAACCGCCCCCACGCTGAGGGGTCCGGGGCGCATCTTTGACACAGCAGGGACTAGATGGCCTGATAGCAGGATAGGATCAGTGACTCCAAGGAAGGACAACGGACAATTCGCCAAGGGCCACTCGGGCAACCCGAACGGTCGTCCTAAGCGCAGCACGGAAGAGAAGTACCTTACTGCGCTCTCTCGCCACGTCACGCTGAAGGACTGGGCCACCATCGTCAACACGGCAGTGGCCCGCGCCAAGGCCGGCGACTCTACTGCCCGCCAGTGGCTGAGCGACTACCTGATGGGGAAGCCCTTGCAGCGCCAGGAGGTCAGCGGGCCAGGCGGTGGCCCTATCGTCGTAGTAAATTGGGATGACGGTGGAGATACGGATTGAGGCGCATCCTCATGCGGGGCAGGCAGAGGTCCACGCGCATCCAGCGCGGTTCAAAACCCTTGCTGCAGGCCGGCGCTGGGGGAAGACACGTCTCGGCGTCAACGAATGCCTGGACGCGGCAGCTCGAGGTGGGCGCGCCTGGTGGGTGGCGCCATCCTACAAGATGTCTGAGGTCGGCTGGCGACCCATCCACAGAATGGGCGTTCGTATCGGGGCCGACATCGGCAAGGTGGACCGCCAGGTGACGCTGCCTGGCGGTGGTTGGGTGCAGGTGCGCAGTGCCGACAATCCCGATAGCCTGCGCGGTGAGGGGTTGGATTTCGTCGTGTTCGATGAGTGCGCGTTCATGCAGGAGGCGGCGTGGATAGACGCGGTGCGACCGGCGCTATCCGACCGCCAGGGCCGTGCCCTGTTCATCTCAACGCCCAAGGGCCACAATTGGTTCTGGCGCAACTGGCTGCGCGGTCAAGACGATGGCGAGGGCGAGTGGCAGAGCTGGCGCTTCCCGACCTCCACCAACCCGTACATCGAGCCATCGGAGATCGAGGCGGCGCGCAAGCAGCTGCCACAGCGCACCTTCGAGCAGGAGTACCTGGCCGAGTTCATCGACGACGCTGGCGCCGTGTTTCGCAACATCCGGGCGTGCGTGGCACAGGGACCGGCCAAGCCCAGCACCAGCCACCATTACGTGATGGGCGTGGACTGGGCGCAGAGCTACGACTTCACGGTGCTGACCGTCATCGAGCGCGAGACGCGGCGCGTATGCGCTATCGACCGCTTCAACCAGATCGGCTGGGAGGTACAGCGCGGGCGCCTGCAGGTCCTAGCGCGGCAGTGGAACGTCTGCGACATTCTGGCGGAGGAGAACAGCATCGGCGGGCCGAATATCGAGCAGCTGCAGAGTGAGGGCTTGCCCGTCAAGGGCTTTACGACTACGGCGCAGACCAAGCAGGACATCATCGTGGCCCTGCAACTGGCCTTCGAGCGCGGCGAGATTGGCATCCCCGACGACGAGATGCTGATGGGCGAGCTCCAGGCATTCGAGGCCACGCGGCTCCCGTCCGGGCGCTGGCGCTACGAGGCGCCGGAAGGGATGCACGACGACTGTGTGATTTCGCTGGCCCTGGCCTGGGAGGCGGCGAACCGCCCGTCGAACATCCAAATCGTGCGCAGCGCGGCCAGTCTCTATGGGAGCCGGGAGCGACCAGTGAGAGGACTATATGGCGGCAGACGATAACCGAAATATCATCGGACGATTCCTCGACCGCGTGCTGCCGGTCCGCGAGCTGATCGGGCGCTATGTGGTCGGCAACGCACAGACGACGCTCTACAAGAGCCGGGCATACGTCAAGACGACAGATGAGACGCGGCCCGATTATGAGTTCTGGGACCGCCTGCGCCGGGGCAAGGCCAAGGGCTACACGCTCGGCGGGCTGTTCAGCAAGCGCATCGAGAACATCTTTGCTACCTGGACGCTGGGCCAGGGCATCGAGATCGAACTCGAGGAATCAGGCGACCCGGATAACGATGCCGACCCGCGCAATTACACGGATGAGCAGATCGGACGCTTCCTGACACTGAACGCCTCGACGCTCATGCGCGTGTTCCGTGACAAGCTCGGCCTGGGCGACCAGTACATCATCGTCAATACCGACGGGACGCTATCGGTGCCTTCGCCCGACACGGTGACGCCGACGTGGGATGAGATGGACTATCGGCGTCCCATCAGCTACAAGGTTGAGACGCGCACCAATGATGCCACGATCGTCGATGAGTACCGGGCCGACGGGCGCACGGTGACGGTGAAGGTGGGCGGGAAACCGCCGACCGAGATGCAGTTCACCAACCTCATCGGGCGCATCCCGGTCATCCACGTCACCAACGAGCGCAGCGCAAACGAGACGTACGGCCATCCCATCCACGAGGAACTGAGGCCGCTGTACGACCAGTATGACGATCTCATCTTCAAGCAGTTGGATGGCGCGAAGCTGCTCGGCAACCCGCTGCTGGCGTTCGTCGGGATGGAGGACATCGACCAGGTCATCAACGCCAACGACCCGGCGACGGACGACACCTATACCGACAAGGACGCCAACACCGAGACGCGCTACCAGCTCAACATCGACCAGAACGCCGTGTTGTTGGTGGGCAAGGGTGGCGATGCCAAGTTCGTCGCACCGCCCGTCGGCTTCACCGAGGACACCAAGACGGCGCTCAAGTCCTTGTTCCTGCTGCTGCTCGATCACACCGGCATTCCCGAGTTTATCTGGGGCGGGGAGATTTCAAGTGGGCGCTCCTCGACCGAAGTGCAGATGGACCAGTGGGTGCGCGACATCACAGGCCGGCAGGTAGACAACGAGGACTGGCTGCGCGAACTCTGTGAGATATGGCTGGCAATGGCGGCGCTGACTGATGCAAGGCTGGTGATGGACGACCTGGCGGTGAGTTGGCCCGAGGTGATCCCGCAAGCGGTGGAGCTGCTGCTGCAGCAATTGCAGTTCGCCAAGGACAACGAGCTCATCACGGACAAGACGGCGCTGACCTTGCTCGACATCGTGCCCGACCCGGAGAAAGAGGTCGAGGACGCGACTGCCGAGGCCGACGAGCGTCGGGAGAAGATGTTCCCAGAAGGTGACACACTGGGCTTTCAGCAGGGCATAGGGGAAGCACAGCGGCAGGAAGAGGCCGCAGGGGAGCAATCAGACAATGACTAGAGTGATCATCAACGATAGCGGCGAGCAGGAACTGTTTACCGATGCCAACCCCGGCGTGGTCGAGCTGGCGGCAGGAGCGCTATCCATCGGCACTGTTACGCTTGGTGCGGGCACGGCGACTGTCGGCAAGCTGGGTGCCAACTCAGGGGTGGATATCGGCGACGTGACGCTGAATGCGGGCACGGCAGCCATCGGCAAGTTGGCGGCCAACGACGGTGTGGACATCGGGAACGTGGATGTGGCTACCATTGCGGCTGGCGAGACGCACATTGGCGAGGTGGGCGGGAAGATCGCGACCATCACCGTCACGCCGACACTGACCGTGGCCGGGGCGTACACTGCCGGCGAGTTCGTTGGCACCTCCGCCACGGCCCTGGTGTTCGCCAATGCCGTCCGGGTCAGCGCGGGATCGGGCATCATCGAATCAGCGGTGCTGGTGGACTATGCGCTGCAATCGAAGGCTTGCGAACTGTGGCTGTTCGACACGGCGGTCACGCCTCCGGTCGACAATGCGGCGTGGACGATCACCGATGCACACGCGGCGACTTGCATCGGCGTGATCCCATTCTCGACGTACTACGCCTCGGCACTGAACAGCGTGTCTTCAGAGAAGGGTCTGGGCATCGCGTTCAAGGCCATCGCCACGACCATCTGGGGGGCGCTTGTGACGCGGGGTACGCCGACCTATGCGAGCGGTGACGTGACCATCCGTCTGTCGATCTTACTAGACTGAGGCAAGCCAATGCCACTTATGACGGTAGGAACAGGGCGCGCGCTCATATCGAGCAGGGGCTTCCACGTCAGTGACGTGCCACAGGTCGAGGGCGATGCCCTGGTGTGGCTCTACAACCACACCAACGGCCCGAGCTGGACGGACCACACCAACTGGCTCGTGACGCACACGGTCGGCAACTGGTTCGGCATCACGGTTGGGGGCGGGCACGTGACACAGGTCGCTCTCAACACCAACGGTCTGAATGGGAACATCGGCGCGTTCCCGATCAACAACTTGCTATCACTGTCGTTGTTGCGCCTCGAAAGCAACGGCAGCATATCGGGCAACCTCGGCGGGTGGATATTACCCGCCGCACTGTCGCAGTTGCGCCTCAACAATACCAGCGTCAGCGGTAACGTCGGTGCCTGGACGCTACCTGCTGCGTTGACGCAATTGTATCTCAACACCACCAGCGTCAGCGGCAACATCGGCGGGTGGATATTGCCTGCTTTGGTTTCGCGGCTGATGCTCTACAGCACCAGCGTCAGCGGCACACCTGATATTAGCGGCAATACGGCCATGTCTCAGTATCTAT